CTCTGCCATGCAGCCCAGCCTCGGGCTGCGGCTCAAGGCCGATTGGTGGATGGCGGCTGTCGGGTTCGCGATCGGAATAGTTGTGGCGGGGCGCTAACATGGAAACCGAGGGAATCTTAGGTCTAATCGAGTCGTATGGACTACCGCTAGTCCTATTGCTTGGGGCCATCTACGCCCTCTATCGCTTCTTGGTGTTCAGCCTCTACGAGGTCAAGAACGAGTTCGGACGCCGCCATGAAGAGAACGCGAAAGCGGTCGGAGAACTCAAGGTGTCTGTAGCGGAGATGCGGTCGGACATTAAGATTTTGGTCGAGTTCGTCCGGTCCAACCGATAACTGGCGAAATAGGCCGTTTCGGCCTGATCCCCCGAATAACGACCCCGCAGGATCGCTTCAGAGGCACTTCGGCACGGTCCAATGGGGCCTAGGGTGGGTAAAAGGAGCGGGGCCTAGAGCGTTAACCCCAGGCCCCGCTTCTCCGCATGTAGGTCATCCTCTACGAAACCTAGCGGCGATCAACCCTAACGGCTTCATCGGATCCACCGGGGAAATCTTTTGAAACTTTTTCCCGGCGGAGAACCTTGGCCTGTGCCGCTAGCGATTTGATTTCACGCCGATGGGCTTCGAGTCCACCCTTCATCCCGAGGATGTCGCGGCGTCGCATCGCGATCACTGCTGGCGAGATCCCGCGCCCAAATTCTAGGTCGTGGCGGGGATCGGCGGCTATCTCTTGGATCTCGCGGAGTGTCGCCTTGCGCTGGGTCATCAGTGTGAAGACCATGCTGTAGGTCTCCCACTTGCTGAAGTTCTCGAAGGCGTCAACGATCTGTTCACGCGTGGCGTCTTTCATCTAGTGTGCCTCCGTTTCCAGTTTGCGATGCACTCTCCTACCAGGGTCACGAAAAGCAAAATCGCCGCGTAGCCGAGTAGGGTAAGGACGAATCTCTCGTCTGAGGCATATGGTCCCATCACTCCTCCTCAAGGTCAAGTCCAATCCTATCCAACCGCAAAGCTTCGTTAACGGCTTGAACCGCTGCGTCTCCGGAAGCAACCTGTGCTCTTTTGAGCGCATCCTGATGTCGAAAGTGGCTCGGGCGTCCAAGCTCCAGATGCGTCAGCCATCGATTCTTCTGTGCGACAATCCTCTGGTCTTCGGCAGCGAAGTGAGCAGCGAAGTATTCATCTTCGGTGACGCCTTCCCTGAACTCGGTGCCATCGCCCTGACCGATGTTTACCTCCTGATAGCAAGACTTGCAGCAGAGAGTGACATCAACGTAAGTCGAGTAGGTCCCACAACAATCGGTTACGCGTTGGCCTAGGTCATCGTAGCGTGGGTTTTTCATCGTGCCTCCTCCCGGTTGTAGGTGATTGTACCGTTGCAGGGGTTGTAGACGTGTCCGTCCGCAGCCCATAGCAGGTCGCGCAGTCGGACTCCCTTGGCGGTCAAGTTGTACTCGATGATCGTGCCGCCCCACTGGCCCAAGCTAGAGCACTCCGGCTCGTAATAGCTGTACCGCTCTGCCAGGCCCTTGCGGGCGAGGGCAGCGCCGATGCGGTTGTCCTCTACGGCCGTGTGGTCCCCGCCTTGGGCAAAAACCACTTCTTCTCGTTCGCGCTCTGTGAGATCGTATCCGGTAACCTTGTTGGCGTTAGTCATGTCTAGCTCCTCACTTGTGTGAATCCTGGCCCCACCGCCCGGCGCAGATGGGGCCTATTCCCCGCTCTACCGAGACTGGGTCTGTGAGCAGGCGGCTACAGATCGAGCATTGACCTGTCAGCCGTCCGTGCTTGCGAGCTTGCCCTACCGGATCCTCGTCGATCGCCAGCAGCTCCTCGGCTGTCTCTCTGGCGGCGTAGCCTGTCGGGTGGAAAATGCCATCCGCTGTGATCTTGCCCTGGTACTCCCCGTTCCTCTCCACGTAGAGGGATCCGGGGTTCAAGTTGCCATGTGTCGGAGATGCCTTGACTCGCAGCGCACCGATCGTGATTCGTGGCCGCTTGAGATCTACACCCACCCGCTCGAACGCCGCGATAAGACCCGGTACCGTGATGGCCTTTGGCAGGGCTGGGATGCTCCCTGCCAGCTCTTGAAGCGTGACCACTGGTGTTGGCGCTTCCGGGGCCCTGGGGGTCGCTACGGTGTCGAGGCTGGCGTCGAGCACTCCCTGCTTCGAGACGACCAGTTCGACTTGACGGGCGTCGATGCTCTCGTCCACGACTAGATGCTGCACTAGGACCGAATCGTGTTGGCCGATGCGGTGGCACCTGTCCTCGGCTTGCGACAGGTTGCCCGGCACCCAGTCGAGTTCCGCGAAGAGGACGTGAGAGGCGTGGGTCAGCGTAATGCCCACGCCGGCCGCACCGAGGGACCCGATGAAGTACTGCACGTCGCCGCGTTGAAAGCTCTCCACGGCCGCCTGACGCTCTTCGCTTGTGTTGTCGCCCGTCAGGGTCACGCAGTCGAGTTCGGCTGCTAGGGCGGCGATCACGTCCTTGTGGTGGGCGAAGATCACGACCGGATGGTCGATGCCCTTCAGGTGGTCGAGGATCGCGGGGACTTTCGCGAGCGCCAGCAGGTGCCGGACTCTGGAGAGTTCCTCGAACCTGACCTCGGGTGACGTGGTCTCTAGAGCTGCCTCGGCGAGCGCCTCCAGCCGTAGTTCCTCCTGGTAGTCTGCGCCGTCGAGTACGATGACCTGACGCTGCTTCGGGGGCAGCTCGTCCAGCACGTCGGCCTTGAGGCGCCGAACGAGGATGGAGCTGCGGAGCTGCTCCTGAAGCTCGGGTAGGTTCGATGCGCCACTGAAGTCCCAGCCCCAGCGTGAGCGGGTGGCCGCGCAGTACTTCTTCGCGAACCCGAAAAAGCTGCCGAATTTCTCCGGTGCGAGGTAGCCAGCCAGCGGCTGGAGTTCGATCGGCCTGTTCGGGATCGGCGTGCCCGTGAGCAGCAGCTTTCGGTCGGCCTGGATCGCGAGCGCGGCCCGGGTCCGCTGCGCCTTCGGATTCTTGCAGTAATGAGCTTCATCAATGATGACGAGCCCCCACTGGCGTACGTGCAGATCGGCAGCGTGCTTCGTGAGCACGTCGAAGTTGATGACCACGACATCGGGATCGCTCGGGAACGGGTGCCCGCCGCCGTTCACGATGTCGATGCGACGGGCGTCGGTCAGCCACCGCTGAAGCTCGTTCCTCCAGTTGAGCTTGAGCGATGCGGGGCAGACGATGAGCACCGTCTCGGGGCGCGTCGCGTTCAGAACGCCGATGGCCTGAATGGTCTTCCCCAAGCCCATTTCATCACCGAAGAGGGTCGCCTCACGGCCGAGCGCGTAGGAGATGCCGGCCTTTTGGAACGGGAGGTAGGAAAGCCCGTCAGGCACCGGGATGTCGATCTCGGCGTCGGTGGCGCGGGACGCCTGGACGGTAGCCTCGACCTCGGCCGGGTCCGGACGCGTCCACTGGGAGACTTGCCACGCGCCCTCAAACTTGGAGACGGAAAAGCCGGCGGCCTTCACGGCGGCCTTGCGGGCCCGCCATACTTCCCAGAACTCGGGGGTGGGTGGAGCCGAGCGCACCGTGCGCCCGTCAGCCAGCTCCCGTGTGATTCCCCACGTCAGTTGGATATTCAGTTTAGACCTCCTTGTTGCGAACCTTCCTCCACCCATTCTCCATGTTCGTACCTGTAAGACTTATTATTACGGGCCAAGAGATCTGTGTCGGGCGCAAACCTTTGCCAGCATGAAGTGCATGTATGCTTCTCGATGAGATCCTCGCTACTGCACTTTGGGCAGATCTTGAAAAAGCGCGAACCATCGGCCCGAAAGGGTGGGGCCACTTGCTCGGCCTTACAGTCTAGACACAGGTATCTTACGCTTCTCATATCCTTTCTCCTCGGTTGAGGGTGTCGCGGACGATGCGGGCGGTCTGCAATGTCTGGCGCTTCGTCTGACCGTAGACGTGGGCGATAAGGACACCGTTCCTCTGGACCCCGACCCGGTATTCGGCCGGGATTCGATCGTGAGGCGTATCGAGTCCGAGGAGGTGTACGAGTGAGTTGCGCTGAATGGTGACCGTCTCAGGCCCCTTCCCGGTTGAGGGTGTCGACACTCCGTAGGGCGTCGTTAACGGCTTGAACGGCTGCGTCGCCGGAAGCAACGTGTGCCCTCTTAAGCGCATCTTCGCGATCCTCCGCCCTCTTGAGAGCATAGAGAGCCGTACCGATGGCGTTACCGGCGCGATAGAGAGACACTCGGACACCGTGGACTTGAGTGCTGTCCCGGGCGCGCTCAATTTGGCGCGCGATCTCGTGAAGCTGTTTCTTAATCATGTGACGTTCTCGGTTGAAGTGTACGCGCTGAATGGTGACCGTCTCAGGCCCCTTCCCGGTTGAGGGTGTCGACACTGCGTAGGGACTCATCATTCCATTCAATTTTGTTGCCGCGACTCACGATCTCAAAAGCACGGTCAACGATCTCTACCCAAGGTGTCTCCGCGTCAACAACGAAGCTGACTTTGCGCGACCGCTCTGCTCCGGTGTGGGGATCGTTTCCTTCGATGCGTCCGGTGATTCGCTCTTTCATCTCGGGGCTCCTGCTTGAGTGGATGTAGTGTTGCATATGCATGTATAATAGTGACAGGAGCCAGTAAACACAAGGGGTACGCCTTTTCTTGGGTGTGGGGGAAGCCCCGTCATGGCCCTACTGTAGCGCCATGCCACATGCATTGGCACTAGCGACGGTGGGTGCCACGTCCTATCTTGTGTCGTCCCCCGAACGCAAAGGCAGCAATACGGAGATGCACATGACTGACCGCAAGCACGTCGATGATCCCGCTATACCATTGCTCAAGGCCCACATCGAGCGAATGTGCGGCCCAGGCGGCTACCCGTCTCAGCGGGCATACGCCGAACGGTTCCTCTTCCGCTCCCCGAGCACTCTTTATCGGTGGCTTTCAGGCACGTCGCCCATACCGCTGCTGGTACGGCGCGCGATAGCACCTATCTACCTCGAGGCAGAGCTGGCTCCCCCGCCGGGAGACGATGCATGATAGAAATGAGCGAAAAGATCAGCGCCCTTAGCAAGGCGCTTGTCGGTGCCCAGGCCGATGTAGGCAAGGCACTAAAAAACCAAGAGAACGCGCATTTCAAGTCGAAGTACGCAGACTTGGCCGCCGTGTTGGAGGTGGCGAAGCCAGCCCTCGCGAAACATGGCTTGGCTCTCACCCAGTTCCCGGGCGAGGGGGAGGGGACGGTCACCATGAGCACCTTGCTGCTGCATGAATCTGGCGAATGGATTCTGCTGCCCCCGGCATCGATCCCTCTCCAGGCGAACACGGCACATGGATACGGGTCAGCGATTTCATACTTGCGGAGGTACACCACGCAAGCCGCGCTTGGAATTTCAATAGGTCTGTTGGACGATGATGACGGGAACGAGGCGACGGCACAGGCACCGAAGGCGAGGAAGAAGGCAAAGTCGCCTCAGCCGGGGAAGGCGGCCTTCGATCCGAAGGAAGTCGAAAGGTTCGCGGAGGCAAAAACAAATCAGGGTTATGCGGATTTAGGGCGAGCGCTGGGCACGTTGGAAGCGATGATTTCTGCCGCCGAAAGTGACGGCACGAAAGTCGAGGCCCGTCACGTTCAGCTTGCTCGAGAGGTTCTAGCACAGCAGGGAGGAGGGATACCGGGAGGGAATCCTCTCGATCGCGTCATCGCCGCGACGACGTATCTCTCTGATGCTCTTCGGAGGAGTTGACATGTCGCCAAAATTTCCCATCGACGAGCACGACCTTTTCTCTTCCGGAGATCCCGGCGATCAAAATGATTTCCCGTCATCCGCAACGGTGGATGATCCGAACCAAGCAGATCTTTTTGCTTCGCCACCACCCCCCGTAGGGCCAACGGAGACAATCAATGCCAGCATCCGACCATGAGTTTTGTCCGGGTGAAAGCCTCAGAATATTCCCTCCGAACGAGAAGGCGGCGTCGTTTATCCTCCTGACCCTACTCGTAAATCCCACCGAGATGATCGAGTGGTTAAGTAAAAAAGATGAACTTGGCGACGAACATGTACGACTCGATGTGCGAGTGACAGACCCCGCACGATCCTTTGCATGGCCGACATGGACCGAGTTGCACAAGCCATATATCACTGTGAACAATTGGAAGCCGAAGCCCCGAGTTCAAGAGGGAGAGGGCAATGAAAAGCCCTTCTAACAGCGATGGTCTAAGCGGTCTCCAAATGGACATGGATGCGTTGCTCAATTCTTGCATCCTGCATCTCGACGGCACGGCGAAGGAGGTCGCCAGACTTCGCGGACGCCTTGCCTCCCTGCCGTGGGATATTCTGGATGAGCGCGGCAAGGGGTCGCTTGCCGCAGCCCGCGAACACCTGCTTGGATGCGAGGGCAAATTAGACCACGCCAAAAAGCAAATTGCGTTGCAAGTAAAAAGCGTGAAGGGTGGTTAGTCGAAACAGTCCCGAAGCAAAAGTATCAGCAGAGATTCGCGGCTTCCTGTCGATGATGAACATGGCGGCGTACTCTCTCGAGCAAGGCTGGCGTGAGTCACCTGGGGGCACCCGGCAGACACCGGGACTTGCTGATATCTGTGTCTTCGGGCCGGATCGCTACCCGTTCTTCGGCTGGGTAGAGGTGAAGGCCGGCAAGGGGAAGTTGCGTCCGAGCCAGCAGCTCTTTCAAGAGGAGTGCCGGAAAGCGAACGTGCCGCACTGCGTAGCGCGTTCGGTAACCGATGTCTTCGATTGGCTGGTCGAGCATGGGGTGCTCGAGGCTCAATGAATACCCCGGGCTTCATCCTGCTCAGTCGGGACATTCTCGACAAGCCCTCGCTCTGGGACTCGCCGGATGTACTCAAGCTGTGGCTATACATTCTTCTGCGCTGCAACTTCGGGGAGAAGTCCTACACCTACTCAGGCGTGGAAGTAAGGCGCGGTCAGTTCCTGCGTAGCTTACGGTCGATCGCCACCGACTGCTCCTACACGGTCAGGTCCAAGCGTGTCGAGTGGAGCCCAACCAAGATCCAGCGGATGCTCGGCGTCTTGGTGCGTGATGGCCGGATTAAAATTATTCCGCACGACACTCCCAACGTCGGCACGCTTATCGAGGTGCTCAACTGGGACCACCGCCAGAGCATCGGGAGCTTCCGGAAGGAAAGTAAGCCAGAGGCACCCAAGCCTTCTGAGACACCTGTGCAGCAGAAGGGACCGGATCATAGCAAGGAACTTTGGGATGTGTGGCTCAGTGAGTTGAGCCTCCGAGGACCACATCCGACGCTGACTCCGAAGCGAGCCCAAGTCCTGAACGCACTCTATGCCGAGCATCTGGCCAAGAACGGTAGCGACCCACTACGCGCCTTCCGAGACATTTGTCGCACCTTGAAAGCGAGCGAGTTCCACGCAAAGAAACGCCAGTTCTGTTATCCGGAGAGCTTTCTCAAATCACCTGAGCGTCGAGAATCATGGTATCTACGAAGCCTCGAAAAGCAGTCCACTCAAGGCGGGGGCGTGTCCCTCCAATGGAGCGTAAATGACTGACCGACATCTAGCCATGAATGCGCTGTACTCAGACAGAGAATCCGACAAGCATTGTGGGGAGCTAATCGCCAATCAGGATGCCGAGGAATATTTCGCAGTGCCCTCCGCGTCCAATACCATGTTGGGACATCTCAAAAAAAGTCCCGCGCACCTACAGTGGGCGTTAGCCCATCCGCCGAAATCAACGCCGGCCATGACCATTGGCTCCGCTTTCCATGCGTGCGTCCTCGAGGGTCCGACGTTTGTCGATAGGTGGGGTCGGGGCTCAAAACTCAGTGCCCGCACCAAAGATGGCAAGGCCGCCAAAATAGAACTCGAGGAGCGGTACGGTGCCGACAAAATTCTGAAGGCAGCCGACTACGATAACGTGCTCGCGATGGCTGGCACTGTGTTGCAACATCCGATCGCCAGTGTTCTGCTGACGGGAGCACGGACAGAAATATCCACCTACTGGACTGACGCCGAGAGTGGGATCAACGCGAAGAGCAGGATCGACATCATCCCCCCAGGCGCGTCGGATTATGGTGAATGCCTCGTCGATCTCAAGAGCACTATTGACGCTTCTCCGGGGCACATGGCCAAAGCGATTCACAATCTCGGATATGCCCGGCAAGGTGGCCTATATCTTTCCCCATTCGAGGACAGAAACCGCTTCCTGATCATCGCCGTTGAGAAGACGCCGCCGTGGGCTGTCGCCGTCTACGAGCTTTCGCCCAACGCGCTTGCCAAGGGCTGGTCGGAGGCGCAGGGACTGTTAAACCGGTGGTCGCAGTGCGTCGAAGACTACGACATGCATGATTTGTGGCCGAGCTACTCGGAAGAGATTACCGAGTTGGATCTACCGCCTTGGGCGCTGTAAGATGGAGAAGGTCAACGTCTTCGGTGAGGAGTGGCTGGATTCTTATGCAATCGAGCAGGCCAATCCACGGGTGCGACCGACGAGTACAGGGCTTCCGACTCTCGACAAAATTTGTAGGGATCAGGGACAGGGACGAGGTTTCGGCCCCTGGCTAATAGCTCTAGCTGGAAATGCAGGCATAGGTAAAACAACGCTCGCGTTATCGTTCGTCAGCGAGGCGCTCAAGCAAGGCCGCTCGGTCGGTATGATCAACCTCGAACAAACCAACATCCAACTGAGTACGCGGCTCTACTCGATCCATACCGGGACCAAGCTCCGCGATCTCGAATCCGGCGATGGCTACAATGAGTTCGCTTGGGCAATAACCCGGGATAAGATCAAAGGCGTGCCGCCTTTGTATGTCCCGAAAGGCATCCTGACAAGTTGGGAAGCGATCTTAGCCTACGCGCACGATTGCCATCAGGCCGGCTGCACTTGGATCTGTCTGGATTATTTGCAGTTGGCTACGGCGGGTACGGAAAAGTCGATCTACGACTCAACGTCTCAGGTGGTCACGCAGCTTCGGAGATTTTGTCTCGAGACTGAATGCACGGTCCTGATGCTCAGTCAGTGGAACCGCCAGGGCTCAAGTAACATGGATTCCCCTCCTACGGCCCAGCATCTTCACGGGGGTATGATCGTTGAAGCCTCATGCGATGGCGTGTATGGGTTGGATCATACGAGGGTCAAGAGGGATGGGCACAATCGGGGATACTACTGGTTACTCACGTTAAAGAACCGCCATGGCCCTGTGATCGATGGCGGCATCCCGATCGAGATCGATTTCACGACCCTGCGATGTCGCGAAGGGTTGCCCGATGAACTGGATCGGTGGGGCTGATGGCCGATATCAATTTCGCGCTACGGGTGCTACGTGGGATTGAGCTGCTGCCGCTCGAGAGGATCACCGGGTGCGCGGAGGAGTGGCGTCGCGACCTGGCCCGGGTCATACGCGAACTCGACAACCGACCGCGAATACGTGACGACTCTCCGTTAAGATTCGATGCTAAAGGAGATCGGCTGACATCCGGGGAGTTGCACCGGAAACTAGATCGGATCATCGCTGGCTGGCCATCATGGGAAGAGGAGAAGAAGTATTATGCCAGGAAAAAAGCTTACAAAAAAAATAGGTAATCGGCTCACCGCATATGGTGAGGATAAGATCTTCGCGCTGTACTTGAAGTACGGTGGCGTTCGGCCGCTCCTGAAGCACATGCCGGAAGAGGTCGGGCCGATGTCTACTGGGGTCTTTTACGATTGGCTCAAGGAGACTTCGGAGCGTGAGCAGAAATGGCAAATGGTACAGGAGATCCAGGGCAGTACCTGGGCAGAGCAGGGCTTGGAGATCGTGGATACTTGCGATGATCCAACATCGGTCCAGGGTGCTCGCTTGCGCTCCGAGTATCGACGCTGGATGGCCGAGCGGTTCAATCGCAAGCAGTATGGGAAGCCTGAACTCACTGCCGTTATCGGAGTTACTATTGGTTCAGAGTTCCTCGAGTCGCTCAAGAAGGTCGAGGAGTGGGCGAAGGAGAAGGCTGTCGCCTCTCGACTCGAGGCCGGCAAGGAGGACGAGAAGACGATCCGAGAGGCCGATTACGAGGTGGTCGGGGAGTGAGGGTGTTCGGGTTGGAAAAGGTCAGGGGGATGGGGTGTTCGGGAGCCAACTCCCACCCACCGACCCCGACCGGACGCCCGTGCGCGGGAACCGATGCCGTAAGTCGTTGTGCTGCATGGGTTTAGGTCCGTGGAACTAGAACCGTGCGACCAAACCAGTTCGGGTCCGGGGACCGCGAGACGCTTCGGGCTTCCTTCGGCCCGCCGACTTTACATAACACCCGTTATGCGACAAGATCGGTGTTTCTTCGGTTTTTCTCGGGTTTCTGGGGGAAAAAAGACCCCCCCGGAACAATGGAGACCCCCGGGATATTGATTAGGTCAACACGCACAAAACCACTCGAGCGCCAATCTCCCCAAATTTTTATCAGATGGCTAGTCTGAGGCGCTGCTCCTGCGGGTACTACCTAGAGCCTGGGGTGACGGCTTGTGCCGGATGTCTCAGTGACGTTGATGTTATGACTCCCACCGCGGCCCTTGTCGAAGCCCCAATTCACGCCAAGGAAACCAGCCATTCAGCGACCGGAGGTTGTAACACCCCTTCGTAACACCTTTCGTAACACCTCTAGGGTGCCTCAAATGGCGCAGTTACGCCATTATGTGGCCCTGCCCAAGAGAGGTTGTAACGCCCTTCGTAACACCACTTCGTAACAATAGTAAAGAAGGTTACTACAAAAAAAGAAATAGAACCAAAACACATACGGGGGGTGGAGCGAGAACTTGCAGCTTCCGGT